TTTCCCTTTGTTGTGTTGATTGTAGAAAGGTGAGTCGCATGGGTCTTCAGTTCAGAAAGCAAGAAGATCTTGTCTCTTACTGGAGACGATGCATTGTGGATTCGGGTCTTCAAGTCAACGATCTTCTGCATCGTGTCTTGGATTTGGGCCCACACGTCGTCGAGGTCGTAGGGTTTTTCAGAACCTACAATGGCTGAGTTGTGTGAATAGATCTTCTGCCACAGCTTGCTTAGACGAGTCGTGAGCTTGTTTTTTTCCTTTAGTGCTTTTGCAATAGTCATTTTTATATAGATTGTTTGTTTACTACTTCATCATAGTCCTTCCATTCAACTGGGAATTTTCCAAGTTCATCAACCGGCCCAGAACAAAAGCCTAGGATAATTTTGCCGGATTCGTCTTTTCCGATAGCGACAAAACCATAACCCTCACAGATTATTTGGGTATAAGAGTCATTTTCAAGACCTTCAGCGATCTGAAGAATATCAAAATCTGGTTGGAGTCCTTCCGGATCGTGCTTTTCGCACCATTGAGCTGAGAATTCTGCCATTTGAATGTTTTAGATTATTATACAAAAGAAGAAGAAACAGTTTCAAATCAGTAGGACTTATTTAGGGCTTTTTTAAGCTCAAGAAGATCGTCTTTGTACATTGTTGCAGGTTCGCGGCGCTTCATCTCCTCTAACTTTGCAGAGGTTGCATCCAGTTCAGTTAGTAACTCTTCGTATTTCTCCTTAGTTAGCGTATGGATAGGCATTCCTAAAAGGTAGTTATAGGATCCGTCAATTTCATCAAATCCCATGAGCTGTAGGGAAGCAATAATGTCCTTTCTGGAAACGTTATTGATCTTTAGTGAGCCTTCGATTATTGATTTAATGAACTTGGCGCGATTAGAGAGAACCTGCAACTCACGTTCAAGCGTTGAAATGATATGGGCCTTGCGTTTTATGTAAAAAGTAAGCCTAAACTTCACGAAATAGTTGATTATTTCGCTGGCAGACTTAAATACTTTAAGGTTTCCGTTTTCATCAAGCACGGTAAAGTTCTCACTTTGTCTCTCTTCCATTTTAAGGAAACGATTAAGTCTACCCGAATCTTGCAAGGCTTTAAGATCCTCTCTTCTGAATTTTAGGGTGTAACTCACATTTGCTCGACAGTTATTATCGTAGCTGACGATTCGACGGTCCTCTTCAAGATCGGCAAGGTGCGCATCGAACTTTTCATAAGTCATCGATGGAGGAAGCTCAGTTATTTCGACAGTTGTCGTGTTCTTTACTTCGTATCTCCCCTTAAATATCCAAGAAAAGTTGGATTCTGGGACAAGCTCGCAAATTCCCTTAAACTCTTTGTACCATGGTGAAGGTTCCTTGAATGATTTTTCTTCCAGCGATCGTAAACACGCATCGATCAGTTCAATAGGATTGCGGTTTAGGATATTTGTTGCAAAACCAACGGCGATTCCACTACCTCCGTTAAGCAGGACGGTCGGTATGATCGGCAGAAAGTATCTGGGTTCTATTTCTGAACCCTCCTCGTACCTCGATTCAAGCAGATCAAAGTCTTTATATAAGAGTCTAAAGTTAGGGTGTAGCTTAGTCGATATGTAACGAGCAGCACCAGCTTCAGGGGATCTAAGCGATCCGAACTGGCCGAGCGGTTCGAGCACTGGCATTGAATTCTTAAAGGTCTGAGCCATGCCAGTTATTGCGCCGTTCAGTGAACCGTCACCGTGATGGTAGTGAGCATCTGATGCGACCTTACCGGCAAGTTGAAATATCTTGAGAGGTTTCTCATTACCGTTCTTCCAAACTCGATCTGCAACAAAGATCACCTTTCGTTGAGTCGGCTTAAAGCCATCGATCACTGATGGTATGGCCCTCTCTTCTACTACATAGACCGCATACTCGCGATAGTCCTGGTTTAGGTAGTCAGTTACGCTTTTTATTTCAGGTTTATTCATCTTATTCTTCTATTAGTTTTTGTATTCCGCCAAAGTGATCCCCTTCCTTGGCTTCAAGCTTTCCGTCTTTCACAAGCTGATCCTTTGCAAAGTCGATTGAAATGCAGGCAGTGTTCCACTTCCTCTGGTTCCACTGTTCGTTAAAGGAATTATACCATTTTTCATCGCACATAGTCAACACGGTAAAAGCCTCTTCTACAGCTTCTGGAGTAAGTAGGTTTTCAAGCTTACGCCTAAGAGTTTTATTTTTTGATTCTCGAAGTTGCATATTATATTGGCTGGTTTAAGATTCTTTCTTTACGCGGAGCTGAGTCGTTTCCAAACCAAGCGTCAAGCGACTCTTTGTAGTCTTTGTCGTTCTTTATCTGGACGACCTTTGGGTTCTTGATTATTTCCTCGTATTCAGCGTCTTCCAAAGCGGCAAGACCCTTTTTGTATTCGATATTCCAACCCTTTGCACTGCTTCCTTTTATCCACTTCTCAAACTCGTCGTTTGTGTAAAAATTGAGCGATTCTTTACCCTTCTTTGCGACTACCAATGGGGTCATCACCTTATAGATTCTACCCTGGTCGAATAGTTCGGGCCAAAACTTATTAAAGAAGTTTATTAAGCTTGCTGCAATGTGGTTTCCATCCGGATCGGCATCGGTGTAGATGTAGACTCTACCATAACGTAAGCTGGTCGGTTCTTCGCCTAGCTTTAAGCCAAGTGAAGCCATTAGCTGCACAGCTTCGTCATTTTTGATAATCTCAGTAGTCTTCATCTCACTGACGTTGATGAACTTTCCCTTTAGCGGAAATGCTCCAATCGTTTGAGTGTCCCTAAATTTTCTGACGGCTGAGATCGCAGAGAGACCCTCGTAAATACCTAGAATGCAGGGTCCACGTTCGCCTTTTTTCTGAGCATCGATCAGCTTTAGGATCTTCGTCTTGTCCAGTCCGGCATTGAGCTTACGTAACTCGGCTCTCTCTTGGGCAAGGGCTTTTTTCTCTACCCAATCAAGAACTGAAGCGATTATTTCAGACTTAAATACCTCTTTTATGATTTTGTCAGAAAGCGTGTGAGCTGTTCCAAATTCTTTCGGTTCAGTGATGAGCTTTTCTTTGGTCTGGGAGCTAAATGCAGAATTGAATATCGTACAGTCAATAAAGACTGTGAGGTGATTGCGTATGTCGTTTGGTTTTACCTCAACTTTGTGCTTCTTTTTGATCATCTCCCTCAGCTCAGCAATGAGTTGATTGGTGATGTACTCTACGTGGGTACCTCCGTCTTTTGTGTGGACTGAGTTTACAAAGCTTACGTTTGCAAAGCCCTTTTCAGAAGTGGCAAATGCAATCTTCCAATCCTTTGACTCTTCATAAAAGAAGGAGTTGGTGTATAGCTGCACGTAGTTTTCGAAGCTTTTAAATTTGATGGGACTTTCCCAACCTTGACCGTCGTCTATTTTTGAAAACTTGATAGTCAATTTTGTGTTACATGCCGCGACATCAAGACACCTTTTATATAGGATCTTAAATGTTGCGTCATCGATCGAGTCCATCTTAAACCTAGCAAGATCGGGCTGGTACACAATGTGAGTGAATCCTCTCTTTGATGGAGTTATCTCGGCCTTGCTGCGCTTTAGCATGTTGTTGCTAAATTCCTGCTCAAACTTATTTGTCCCGTCACAGGTAGCGATCTTGAATTTCTTACTGAAGATGTTAGTTAGAGTAGCACCGACACCATTGGTTCCAGCAACTGTTCTCTGTTCAGTGTCATCAAAATTGGATCCGGCCTTAAGATTGGAAAAGATCATTTCTGGGATCCATTCCTTGTGGACTTTGTGCTTCTCTACTGGAATTCCGCCGTTGTCCCACACTGAGATCTCATTCGTATTGAGATTTATTGAGACCCGGATCTCATTTAGCTTTGGATTACGACGGTGCTCGTCAACCGAGTTTGAGATGATCTCGTCAAACAGCTTGATGAATCCCGGATTGTAGGTGACTTCTTCAAGCCATACCTTTTCACCGTCATATAGATACTGTTCGCCAGTATGCGGTGAAGTTGAACCAATATACATGAACGGACGAAGCAACACGTGCTCGATATCCGTCAGTTTCTGGTATTTTTCTTCTATTCCCTTTTGTTTAGCCATTGCTCTTTAATGTTTTTACTTTGAGTGCTTCTAAAAAGTAGCGAGGCACTCGGTCTCTGTCTAATAGTTGATCAAAACAAGAATCAAGTATGTAAGTCTCTGCCCAGTCTTCGTCATTTCTGATAGATCTACCATATGACTGAAGCAGATCAATTAGGGCCTTCCAATTATACCACTCCGGCTTCATTTCAAGACGCTTTTTGATCTTCTTACTTGTTAGATTGGGAAAAGGCACCTTCATGATCACTTGAAATCTTGAAAAGTCGTCCTTTAAGTCTACTCCATTTATCATCGATGGAGAGACGAGGACAGTTTCTAAAGTCGAGGTCAAGTGAGTCTCTAAAGACTTTTCTCGAGTGGTTGAATCGTGAAAAATAAGCCGCTTGTCCTTGATCGAGGCTTTTATCCAGTTGCTTATCTCGTAGTTTGAAGTGTGAATAATCCCTTTGTACTCAGCATTTTTGCTTAGGATCCGGTTTACGATTGGCACGGCCTTTGCAAAAGTCTCCTTCTTGCTGTGATACGACATCTTACCAAACTGCAGGTAGATCACCGGTCTCTTTGCTGGATCGAATGGGCACGGTAACGCAAGGTAGGCTGCCTCATCAGATTCAATACCCATGATAAAAGAGAAAAGTTCCTTATCAAGTATCGTCCCAGACATAAGTACAACATGATCATAGGTTTCCCAAAACATTTCCTTAAGGTATAGGTTACCCCATATCGGCTCGACCAGGAGTCGAGTAGCACCATACTGATCAAGATCCTTCTCAAAGGTCCAATTGGTGTCGTAGTTTTTGCGATCCCTAATGAATCGATTGTACTTACACATCGACTTATCGACGTGATCGGCCTTTTGGACCAGTGCAAGCTTTTTAGATCGCGTTCGGGTTTCTTTGGCCTCGTCTAAAAGCTCTGCAGCTTTAGATGAAAGCAGAGGAATAATAATTGTTTCTACCCAGGTGGAGAGCTCTTCGATCGATGTGATCGAATCAAGGTCCTTTTCCATCCAGGGTTGCCATATGTCTAACAGCTTGATGCTGCGCTCAGAAAAAACTGAGGAAATAAAGTCACAGAAAGTTTCTTCAAACGAATGTGCCTCATCTATTATCAATAGACGCGAATCTCGCTCTGCCATAAGCTCAGGAGAGTACATCGAATATGAAGTTATTAGGTGGAAGTTAGTGAGGCTTAGAGGGCTCCTGATGAAATTACTCTGCGCGATCTTGTGTGAACAGGCATCGCACTTTTTATCGGAAGCTTTGTTTAGGATCTGGGCATCACCGCAACCCATGTTTTGACGACGACACCAATAGTTGTTTTTGCCCTTAAGATTTGCAGCAAAACTAAAGTCCCGAACGTACTGGTCCTGTAGAAGCTTGGTGTTGGTCACTATATCGACCTTTGCTTTTTTGTCGATCTCCTTTCGATACCAATCGGCAATCATGATGGCAGCGTAAGACTTACCGACACCAGTGGGTGCATCGACCATTATGAATTTTTTGTCAGCTTTTATGGATTCCTTAACGAAAGTGAGGATCTCTTCTTGCTGTGGTCGAGGTGCGAATTCAAGTTTAATTTCTGCCATGCTGTAATAATACTAAATTAGTCTTAATAGTTTCCAGTTTAAAGCAGGAGTTCAATTATTTGATCTACTAGAGGCTCAGTAAGACCGATTGTAGGATCACAAGTGATCACTAATTTTGAGTTTAAATAGGGAAGTATGTCCTTTGTGTTATCGTCGATCACGACGTATTTTTCTACAGCATCACGATCAAGCCAATCAAGGATCTCTTCTCCGCGATAGTGCAAGACGTCAGTGCAACCTATGACTTTTCCGTGGACTCCATTTGCTTTAAAGATGGCTTTGAGCTGCATCGTATCGTAAGTTAGCCTCCATGAAGAAGAGACGATGATATTTGCACCAGTGTATGCAGTTATTTCGTTAAGAGCAGCAACTGATTTTGGGTTGAATGCGCGATCAGTGACTCTTTCTGGAATAGACTTGTTTTGAGCTGCGTAGAATAAGCGGTCGCTTTCTGCAGTTCGCATAACTCCATCTATATCAAGAAATATTACCGGATTCATTCTTTAGTTTCATTCCGTGCTGACGGTTGAAGTAGAGAAACTCGTTCTCAGCCTCCTTTTTAGTGCTGTTGAAGTTTAGACGATACTCTTCAATGAACCAGTGATTCCACTTACCGAAATCAGTGACTGATATTTCATAAGAGTTACGCCAGGTATTGCGCTCAGAATAGAGAACTTCAATGGGAACATTTGCAAACTCAAGCTGTTTACGAAGAGCAAGCAGCCCAAATTCTTGGTGAGTTAGTTTAGCGACTATCATTCTATATCGTCGTAGTTTAGTGATTTTACAAAAGATTCGTTGGTGAACGATTTATATGCATCCATCGTTCCCTTAAGACAATAGGTATAGTAGCCATCAGGATCGTCAAATTCTTTAACGATCGTCGCGTGAAATTTGTGATCCACGTCTTCATTTATCATGTAGACGTGATCTTTAAATTTGTGTTCATCCTCTGGGAGTATACCTACATAAAAGGTAAGGGTGCCGGTGTACTGTGGTGTCATTTCTTTTTGTTTAATAGTTTGTGCAAAGGTATCTATGAAGACACATATTGCAAGAAGCGATAAACATATAAATATTTCTAGTAGCATACATGTTTATTTATTACTGTTCTTAAGTTGACTTTGAAAATACCAAAAAGTTCTGCCATTTTGGTCAGTGATTCGAGTATCGGCTATGCCATAACATTTGACCCATTCTGAAAACCTAACTCTGGACTCACCAAATGGATTTTGCCAGTCTTTGAGCTGTCCTCCGCCAATAAAATAAGATTCAAGCGGGACCTGCGAACAGAGTTGCAGAATACTGGGATTGGTGATCAGTGCTGTGCGTGCCTCCTCAAAAGGATCCTGATTTGCTCTAAACAGGATCTCTGCTCGCAAATAGTTTCCGATACCGTTAAAATACCGCTGATCCATGAGTAGCAGGTGAATTGGCTTGCGAAACGCGGATTTGTCGAGGTTATCAACGATATTTTTCATGAACTCAGGGATCTGAGTCAGAGGACACGGTCCACGATTTATAGACCAGTCTGCCCACTTCCACTTGGCAAATCGACGAGCGTCCACTAGGCATAGGTAGTTTCCACATAGAGACTTAAATAGAAGGTGAGCGTGCTTTGGACGAGAGTCTTCAGTGCATAGAGTCCAATATCCGCTCATTCCCATTGAAACTGAAAGGCAGTATTCGTCCTTACCAGAAGTAAGGATCACCTGTAGTTCCTTGCCTCGGGCTTTTGCCGAAATGCTAAAGATCTGCAAATCACTGGGCTGAACTAGAGAAAGCCTCTTTTCGACAGCTGGCGAGACCAAGATGTGCTTAAAATCCAAGCCTTTGCACGAGCTTTCTATGTATTCGGCCATGATCTTTATTTCTGCTAATTCTGGCATTACTTATCTGTTAGAGTTAGGTAAGTAGAATAGGGTATCTGTACCTGTATCATCCATACACCGGCACGTCCCGCCGTATCGACCCATCGAATTGGACTTTTTGCAATTTCTTTGCTTTCAACAATTGATTTTTCAATTCGACTAGCAAGCATTGCAAATTGATCAAGATGCTCGGGGTCTACCCATACTGTTACAGTCATTTGCCTATTCTTTTGATCACTATACTAATATTTTCCCTAAGATTAAAGATAAATAATAAAAAAATCTAGGTCAAATGGCAAATCCTGTAATGAATTACAATCAATTCATGTCAGCTTTCAAAAAAGCAGCAGCTGGTTATAGCGGTAAGGCAGACGTTAAAAACGACGATGCAAAAGGTACAGCTAAAGTTAAGCAAGAGCTTGCAGAAGGTCCAGTTAAGGGTAAAGGTACTTCACAAATCGACAAGTACACTAAAGAATACCTTGCAACTGTTAAGAACAAGAGCATCGTAGGTAAGAAGAAATAATTCTAAAAGCAACTATGAAAAAAGCAATAATCAGCTTTGAAAAGTTTGCTCTGTATGAAAAGAAGGGTGATCTTAAGAAGTTAGTTGGTAAAGACGACGATGATGAACTCACGGTAAATGATGCGAAGAAGCTTGGAGTCAAGATCGCAAACATGGAAGGTGAGGACAAAAAGAAATACGTCGGTATCGTTAACTTCTTAGGTGCTTCTTGTAACATCTACAACGAAATTTGGAAAAACTACAAGCGTACAAGAGATCGTAAGGCATAATGTTCAAACTTTTTGAGAAATATGGAGACGAGGCTAGTGCAAAAGACGGAGGATTCGTCTTCCAAGCAATAATCAGCCATGATGTAAAGTGGGAGATCGTTAACGGAGAGACAAGTATTGATCCAAAAACGATAAATTCTATTTTGCACCAGGTTGACGTGTTTCCAGACATTAAGTTTACTGAAGGCAGTGCGACTTCTACCTATGTGATCCTAAGTGAGGTGAATATCCTAAAAAGAAAGTTTGAATTGGCCAGTGAAGCAATCAAAAAGAGATTGGTTCCTGAATATGCAGCCGAAATGGAAGCTCTTGCAAAGGAGGGTCTAACTTCTGAAAAAAGAAAGGAGGTAACACTCAGACATTTTAAGAATTCTCACTATACTGTGGACCTTACGACGGATCATATCGTGCTTAGGGAAGTTTCAACCAGCGGAATCGATACCGGTCTCCCTAGAATAACTCTTAAAATCTCTACTGGAATGGTAGACACCCTAAATGGGCAGCCGACAGACACTTGGAAGAAATTTAAAGTGACGGTCGATGGAACTAAGAGCCTAACTATCGATGGAGTAGGAGAAGACGCAATATCAACTATAAGAGAGTATGATGAGATTGAAAAGGTGAATGAATTAGTATTTAGAACAATAGTTCCTTCTCTTATACTTGAATTTAAGGGAGATCGAGTCTCAATTGACACTTTATCAAATAGATCAGCTCAAATTGCAGTAGGCGGAACGGTCGATTACGATAATATTTTCTCAACTGAGGACGTCACTAAGGGTCAACAAGCGCCTACTACAAAAACAACAAATAAATAACTAAAATAATCACACTAAAATGGCCGGATTACCACATTGGAACAATTCAGCAGCGGCTGTAAACTATTGGGAACCTTTATTCCTAAACCAGTTTGAGGTAGTTATCACCCCGCCTGCAGTAATTACTCAAAACGTAAACCTCTTAGTTGAACACGTAATGACTGTCACAGGTCTACCTGAATTAACACCAACTGGAGTAATTGAACAGACTTATAAATTTGCTAGACGTTCTTATGCTGCAGCAGTTCCAACGACTACTGTCGCTGATCTTGATATTAAGTTCTCAGTGAACCTAAATAACAATAACGAGATGTATATCTACAACATACTTAGAGCATGGGCAGATCTTGCATACGATCCGCTTACTGGTAAGCAAGGATTGAAGAAGGACTATATTGGAGAGATCTATGTTGCAATACACAATAAAGCGCAAGACATTTATCGCGAATTTAGATTTAAGCCAGTAATTCCAAATGGTGAACTAACTAAAATGGCTCTAAACTATACATCGCCTGACATATACGAGGTTACTATGAAGTTTAGAGCAGACGCATGGAAAGAAGCAAGAGTCGGTCAAATAACTGTATAAGTTTTAAAAAAGCAAGAAGAAAATGGAAATGTTTAACGTACACCGTCGAGACGTAATGGATTTCGATAATTATATGGATCTTAAGAAAGAGAGTTTCGGTGGACCGAAATCTGCAATCGCTTATCGTGATGCAAAGGGAAATAAAGTAAACTCAGATCCTAAGTTGAAAGAATTTCAAAGAACTGTAAAAAGAGACGCTCTCTTTTCTCATCCAGTATACGATCCAACCTATAAAGCAATGACTCACGATCTTGTTTACAAACAGGACAAGAAAAAGCCATTTAGCTACAATGAACCAAGCTTAACTGGAATTCCAGTGGTAGATATTACTGAGAGCTACTCAGCTGCCACATTTGAACAGTTTATGCATGATATGGATGCGAGAGAAGAAGAGTCTGACGAAAGAGACGAAATGGAGCACAAAATGCCAAAAATGCAGGATGAGCCTGAATACGAAGATGAAGATCGCGAAATGGATCACGACCTGGACATAGAAGATTTTCGCGACGACGAAGATGAATTAGATCAGGAAGACATGGACGATATGGAAGATCGTGAATACGACCGTCACCCTAAACACGAAGAGGAAGAAGATGACTTTGAAAGGGAGCCAGAATCAGAAGATGTTGCTCAAATCGAAAGAATGCTGAAGAAATTTGAGGAGCCTGAATACGAAGAAGACGAAGACTATTAATAAGAAAAGCTGAGAGTGATCTCAGCTTTTTTCTTTTATGGGGATACTTAATACTCTATCAATAGTCCTTAGAGGATCGTCCTCCGAGTCCTTAGAGACGACGATATTATAGTTGAATATTAATCCAGTATACTCACTTTCAATAAACGACACGGTGTTTAAGACAGATGACTGGGACAGGTTTGAATTTAGATAAATTACTCGCTTGTACTTTCTATTTTTGATGGTTATTGCCTTGTCCAATAGCTTCTTTATCTCATAGTTTAAGAGAAATGACTGGACTTTGTTTGGCACAATAAATTTAGTCTTGAATTTTTCCTTTATTATTTTATTGACATTAAGGACATAGTCGTCCTTGCTCTTTTTATTAAAAACAGAGATAAAGTTTTTGTATTCCCTTACAAAGAGAATCGTTACATGGTGGTCTTCGGCTATCATATTGGTAATTTTATTGTCTCTATTCCAGCTTCAGATAAGATGCGCAACCCTTGATTGTCTCGGTACTCCTCTGCATAGACGACTGCCTTGATCCCAGCCTGGATGATGAGCTTAGAGCAATCTTTACAAGGAGACATGGTCACATAAAGAGTTGAACCCTCTATGCTTTGCGTCGATTTAGCAACCTTAAGTATCGCATTGGCTTCAGCGTGAAGCACATACCAATAGGTATTACCATCGGCGTCCTCGCACTCATTATTGAATCCGCGAGGAGTTCCGTTAAATCCGTCAGAAATAATCACGCCACCCTTTACGATCAGAGCTCCAACCTTCTTACGATTACAGCAAGAGAGAGTTGACCAGGTCGAGGCCATCTTAAGGTAGGCTATGTGGTATTTTAATTCTTTATTTAGAGACATCAGAAGAGGGCTTTATGGGATTAGGTAATGCAAAAGAAAGGATAATCACGATCGCTATCCACTGCGGATAGGATAGTTTTACGTGAATTGTATCTGCTAGAAAGATTGAATATAGTATGCAGCATGCTCCTGAACAGATGAGCCATTCAATGATTATTTTTAAGAATAAGTTGATTGCTTTTTTCATATTTTATTTATGTTTCTATAGATCCAGCTAAAAAGAGGATCCTCTAGTAGTTTTGGATCGGGATTGGCAAAATCGCTAAAGAAAGAAATCAATTCTGGAGTTGGTTCACCGACTGGATTAATAAGATCGGCGCCTACCGGAGGAATGGTTTCAGACTTCCATTCAAGAGAATCAATCATCGCATTTACTGCATCAAAATGGTGCTCATAAACGTGGAAAGAGTTTGCGATATGGGTATAGGTACCAAGATCAAGATCTGGGTAATACTTACGTAAGTGAGAAAGAGCCTGGCTTTGCAAGATAGCAAAGAAAGCAATATCAGTAGGCAAGCCCCAAATGACATCGTTGCTACGCATTGAGATGGTAAAGTTGAGCTTATTATCCCTGATTTGGAAGTTGCCATACATCGTGCAAACAAAATCCTTATTGAAGTGATATTGATGTCTCGGAAGATTGAAATGCATCACAGCTTGACGAGAATCCCGGTCTTTTACTAGAGCAGAGATTGCCCATTCGTATTGGGTGATGCCATGCTCATTAAGATTAGAGAAAAGCAGCTTACCGTATGAAGAGTTTACTGTTCCGTCTGGATTCTTTATTGTGTCCCAAAATTTTGCGTATTTTGTGATAAATTCTGCGTCATTACGACCCATAAAGTACCACATGAGCTCAGCTGCAATGTATTTCTTTTGAGACGATCGAGTTGGTGTAGTAAATAAACAAGACAGAGGCTCTTCAATTATAAGAACGGTATTTGCATTTTCTTTTATTGAAAGATCCCTAGGTTTAGTCTCAAACTCAGGATATCGAATTAAGTCAACTAGACTTGCACGAAAGGCTCTGGAAAAATTATCGCGTTGGTAAACTCTCATAACACTGTTTTTAGTTTTATACATAGGATGGGATAAAAGTTTTCTCGAAATAAATATTAATAGATGGCAATAAGCGGATTATACCCAATCATAGATTTTTCAAGTGTCGATTATGCTAGGATCCAGACAGGCTCTTACCTAATCGCGTTTGACCTAAACAACCTGTATCGATTATCTAAGATCGACAATACTGGAGCAATCACTGTAATTGAGGGAGATCGTTTCACAGGAGTCAGTAGAGACACATTTAATTTAAGCACATTAGTAGTAGGCAGCACAATAACTGTAAATATTTTACCGCTGAGACTCAGTTTTACACCAGCGATGGATGTGCTGGTTGCAGTTTCAGATACTGAACACTTTCACGGACTCGTAAGCAGTTATAATCCAACCACTGGAGTAATGACAATGACAGTTGAAGTAGTTACTGGAACTGGCACTAGTTCTCTATGGCAAGTTGGACTTAATGGCGCAGTTGGACAAGTAGGGCCAACTGGTCCGACTGGATCAACGGGTCCGACTGGACCTACAGGACCTGCCGGTCCAACTGGCTCTACCGGACCAATAGGATTTACCGGACCGACAGGTCCAACTGGTGCTACTGGAGCAACCGGACCGACAGGAGCAACTGGACCGACAGGTCCGACAGGAGCAACTGGAGCAACTGGAGCTACTGGTCCGACAGGAGCAACTGGAGCTACTGGACCGACAGGAGCTACTGGACCGACAGGTCCGACAGGAGCAACTGGAGCAACTGGACCGACAGGAGCTACTGGAGCTACCGGACCGACAGGTCCGACAGGAGCTACCGGACCGACAGGTCCGACAGGAGCTACCGGACCGACAGGTCCGACAGGAGCTACCGGACCGACAGGTCCGACAGGAGCTACTGGACCGACAGGTCCGACAGGAGCTACTGGACCGACAGGTCCGACAGGAGCAACTGGAGCAACTGGACCGACAGGAGCTACTGGAGCAACTGGACTGACAGGAGCGACTGGAGCAACTGGACTGACTGGAGCTACTGGAGCTACCGGACCGACAGGAGCAACTGGAGCAACTGGACTGACTGGAGCTACTGGAGCTACCGGACCGACAGGAGCAACTGGAGCAACTGGACTGACAGGAGCTACTGGAGCAACTGGACTGACAGGAGCGACTGGAGCAACTGGACTGACTGGAGCTACTGGAGCTACCGGACCGACAGGTCCGACAGGAGCAACTGGACCGACAGGAGCAACTGGAGCAACTGGACCTACTGGAGCAACTGGACTGACTGGAGCTACTGGAGCAACAGGATCGACTGGGCCAACCGGACCTACCGGACCTGCTGGAGCTACTGGACCGACAGGACCGACAGGAGCTACAGGCGCTACTGGTTCATTTGGAGGTACTGCACCGTACAAATACGTTACTTCGACTTATCCAATAACAACATCAGATTATTATATTGAAGCCGCAGGAACTTTTAATGTTACTCTACCTACCGCGGTTGGAATAAGTGGACAGTCCTTTGTTATAAAGAATAGCGGAACTGGGGTAATAACAATACAGACAACTTCTTCACAGAAGATAGATAATTTATCAACATATAATTTGGCATTTTATGATACGGTAGACGTTGAATCTAATGGATCAAATTGGCTTATTAAACATCCTCAGACTAAGAGGTTTACTCGAGTGTATAATGCAACCGGCTCCACTATAACAAAGGGATCGGCTCTTAAGATACAATCAACGTACAATGGCATTCCTTCGGTAACCTTATCTAATGCAGGCGGAACAGGAAATCAACAAGTAATCGGTCTTGCGTATGTCGATATTCCAAGCAATTCAGAAGGGATTGCAATATCCGCTGGAATTCTTTCTGGACTTAATCTCTCAGCATACAGTGTTGGTGATATTCTTTATTTGGCAGATGGAGGAACCGATGGACAATTAGTTGCAGGAACCACATCTTTGGCTTACGCTTCAAGATCAAATCAAGTCGGTTACGTTACTTCTAATAGTTCAACGATTGGAACTCTTCAAGTTGAAATTGTCAATGAAGACCTTAACCTTTCTCTAACGGATATAGAGAGAAATATCCTAGAAGGTAATGTTATTTCTACGGGTACTTATGACTTTGCCGGATTGACAGGTGCTTCAGGAACAACTTTTAATATATCTCCAATGAAGGGATGGATAGTGTACAATACAGGACCAACATATGATACACATCCATCAGTAACAAATGTGGTTTTTGCAGGAGCAACTGGAGTGTCAGCATTAAATATTGCATCTGAAGACAATACATATGTTTTAATCGACTCAACAGGAAATGTTGTTCGACAAAACACTTTTCCTACTCCAAGCCAAAGAAGGACTAACATATATCTTGGAAAAGTAGTGCATCCAAACCGAACTTCAATACAAAATCTTAATAACACAGTCGACTATGATGTATCTCCCGTCTCTATGATAAGAGACATATGGACTCCAATAAAGCTAATTAATGAAGGAGTCGCAGCGTCAGCAAATGGAGTAAACTTAAGTATCAATATATCGAGCGGATACTTATGGGGAAACGGAATTAATTGGATAACCGATCAGCTAGATCCAAATAGAGTATTAATAACAAGCGCAAGCCCGGTAACGTTTCAATATAGAACGTCAATAGGAGCAACTGCTACTTTTACTGGAGGCGCAACTGCATCCTTTACTGATCGAACAACGATATATCCTGACGTATATGAAAGTTCACCTGGAGTTCTTTCTCCAGTAGGCACGCCAAACGCACACGCAACAAACATAAGAGTGTATTTGTTTCCAACTGGACTTGTGCGCTTGCAATTTGGTCAACAGGTTTATCAAAATCTTTCAACCGCTGCAGCTAGCGTAAATTCAGAAACGTTTAACGTATACTCAAATAATGCAAAAAATGGAATATTGATTGGAGTTATATCAGTAGTTAGAAATGCTACGGATCTATCAAATTCTTCACAGGCTCTCTTTACTCCAGTGTCAAAATTTGGTGAAATTGCAGGTGGTGCAGCTGGCGGTACATCAACTACGACCATACAGCAAGCTTTCAATAACTCGGCAACCAATCCAGACATATTGACAAGTACATCAAATCCATCTTTAATTATACGAAATGGAGATGGAGCAGATACGACGAACGTTTTGATTGTTCAAAACTTGGCAGGGTCAACGACCTTTCAAGTTTCAGGTGATGGAACGACTACGACAAATAGTCTTACTGTGTCAGGATTAAGTTCAACTTCAGGTCTAACTAGATATGTTGTTGCGGATTTGTCTGGAAATACATATTATCAAACGGCTTCGACTGGAGCAACGGGTCCGACAGGACCGACTGGGCCGACTGGACCTACTGGCCCTATCGGACTAACTGGAGCGACAGGACCGACTGGCGCAACAGGTCCGACTGGAGCTACTGGGCCAACAGGTCCGACTGGCGCGACTGGTCCAGCCGGAACTACTACTGGCTCATTTGGACTTAGCTTAGACGGTCAAGGACTGGCAGTAACTTCAGGTTCTAAAGGCTATGTTGTGATACCGTTTGGTGCAACCATAACCAAGTGGTATATTGTAGCAGATCAATCAGGATCGCTTGCGGTAGACCTTCAGCGAGGAGGAACATCAATAATCGGTGGATCTGGAAATTATCCAACCCTAACTTCCCAGCAATCAAATAGTGCTAGCGTCACCAGCTGGACGTCAACTTCTATTTCAGACGGAGACGCTATACAATTTATTGTCAATTCAGCATCTACCATTACCAAAGCGACAATTGTGATAAAAATAAACAAGACATAATAGTGAAAGTTCATTTTATTAATCCATTTCAGTTTGGAGATTTTAGAGAATGGGATTGTCTTATCCTCGATGATACAGATGCAATCGTATATCGGGTCGGTATGCAATTTAGATCAACTGATCCGGATTCAATAATAGAAGAAGCTGGAACAAATATATTTAACGCTCAGGGATATGATTCATCACTCACTATTGATTCAATAACAATAGACAAACCCGAAGATTGGGACAATTAACTTAAATAAAGATGGCGATATACAAATCAATACAATCCGGTAACTTTACTTCTTCTTCGACTTGGGGAACTCTTGTGAATTATGTGGCAACTGGTCCGAGTCTTGTTGGTGTATCCACCTCTGTTGTTGCAAGCAGTACGGTTACAGGCCTAAGCAATACGATAAATGGAATTATGGTGCACTTGGGTTATCGAGTCGCTTCACCGACGGGTACAATAACCTGTCAACTTTACAATTCAACAACCTCGACTATAATTCAAACGGTGACAATAAACGCAAGTGACCTACCTGCAGATTCTGCAGTCGGCACTGTAAATGGAGGCTGGGTGCATTTTAAGTTTGGATCAAATACTACCCTTAATGCGGCTCAAGCATATAGCGTAAGATTAGTTGCAAGTGTAGCCAATCAGGCATATTTCTATAATGCAAGTGGTACTGACTGGAATAGAGCATTTGTGAGCACGACTGGAAGTGTTCCTACGACTGGTGATTCCATTCATATTGGTGGAGATTATTCAAGTGCAGGAGTGAATAACAGCTACACGGTGACAATGAACAATACTACCGGTACTCTATTGCTTGGATCAGACGGCTCGGGAATTTACGGGATATCGCCAGGGTCGAATGGCATTACAATATCTTCAAAGGGTACTCTTGCATACGGAACCGCAACTTCAACAAATTACTTTTTAGGTACTACTGCAAACATCACAGTATATTGCGGCGGTACTTTACAAATGGGCAGTTCAGGGGCAGCAATACCCGCTTCATCGACAGCGGCTTTGCTTATCTCAAGTTCAACTGCTGGACAGTACGGCTTGTGTGTTGCAGGTAACCTAACTACATATGGAGCAACTAAAACAGTAAAGGCAAAATTAGCTGCGGACATATCAGTAGGTGCGACTTCCGCAACAACCGATGTGAGCACCGGCTGGTTAAGCGGTGATGTGATAGCGATCGCTGGAACAACTCGAACCGTTGCAGATGGTGAACAATTAACCCTTTCAGGAAATGCATCGGGCACAACTATAAGTTTTACAGGGTCGACTCTTGCTGCACATGGAGGAAATTCAACAACCCTGATTCAAGCTGATATTATTAACCTTACTAGAAACGTAAACATATATGGTGCAAGCGCAACACTTGTTTCGTA